GGAAACAGTGATACCTGTTAAGGCATCAGTAAGTACTCCACTAGTAGTTCCAATTTCATTGGATGGTTGAGGCTCTAATCCTTCAAATGTAAGGGCGTATGCATTCGCGTCTCCAAAAGTAGTACCAGTTGCTCCTGATCCTCCTGTTAAAGTTGCTCCTCTGTATCGTCCAACATAAAAGAATTTACCTACATTATCCTCTGCTCCATTGTTTGTTTCAACAATGATTTTTAGGTCTGGGTTTTGAGCTAAGACTTTAACTTGATTTCTTACAGAAGTTTGTAATTTGTGAAAAGACACATTTACAGTCTGCTGATAGAATACTGTTCCATTCTCTAAACTCGGGTTAGGAGTCTCGGTAAAGTCACCAGTATTTTTTGTCAAGTCGAATTGATAGAATACTCCGTCACCACTGATATCAGAAATTTCTCCTGATGCTTCTGTGATTGCTGTGACAGATCCAGATAAGATATAAATTGACTTTATACCCCCACTGTTATCTCTACATCCAAGCTGAAACCCGCTAGTAATATCGCAAGCCATATTGTAAGGTTTTTTAAGGTTAATTAAAGGGGCCTAATTAAAGACCCCAATAATGTATTCAATTATGCTAAATCGTTTCCAGCCCAGTAACTTGGGTGTCCAATTTGAGTACCTAGTTTGTTACGTAAACGGTACTTTAAAGAATCTGAATTGATATCATACCACATTTGGAAGTTTGATGTATCAGATACTAAATCTGTTCCGATGAATGCATCAGAAGCAGGTCCTACTACTACTCTTTCAGAAGATCTCAATCCGTAAGTTCCAACAATTTTAATGTTAGGGAAGCCTGGCATTGGTACTTCATACATTCCTCCTCTTGTCGCTACTGATGTAGGATCGAAGTGGAATAAGTTTTGAGTTGTGAATCCTGATACGACTCTTTGGAATACTGATGTTCCAACAAATACTGTTAAATCACCTGCATCTTTTACGTTTACATCTACTGCTTCGATTAGCTCTACGATTTGACCGTAAGCTGTTGAAGCTGTGATTGCAGTTTGTCCTGCTGGTACGTTGATTCCTCCTGCTGCAGTAAGTAAAGCTTTAAGCCCGTCTCCTGCTGCTGTTACAGTTGATCCAGGGAATACCTGTCCTTCTACTGCGTTCCAGATGAAATCATCATTTCCTTGTTGTGATTTCTTTACTAAGTCTTCTGAAAGACCTGATAAGATAGTCATTGAATCTTCATAAGATCCAGCGTCTAATACTGCTTTTCCTAAATACTTAGAAGTAAGTAATTGTAGGTTCCAAGCATCATAAGCTGTTCTTTTTGATACTACTATATTTCTCTGAGTAAAGTCTAGAGATCCAGATGTGTTGCTAACTGCGTCACCACCTTGAAAGAAAGGAGTAACAGAAGCAAGGTTAAGAGGCTCAGAATATTTGATCCCCTCTTGAATCTCAACATACTCAGCTGTGTTGCCTGTGTAGACAGTATCCATTAGCATACGTCCGGCAAGCTCGTTGTTAAATGCGTCTAATGCGCTTACATTGATAGCCATTTGTTATCGATTTTTTGTTTTGTTATTGATTCTATTTAAAGCCATTGCGTATCTGTCTTTTTTCAGTACTTCTGGCTTTGCTACTTCTTTAGCAGCCTTGTTAAACCTCTTTTCAGTGGTTGGTACATCAGCTGGAGTGCTCATGTATTTTTTCATTCCTTCTTCAATCTCAGCCATTTTTTTCTTCATAGCTTCGATTTCAGGAGCAACTACTTCTGCTATTGCTTCAATTATTGCTTCTTTGACATCTTGGTCTTCCATGATCTCTTCTTCAATAATTTCTTCTTCTAGCATTGTTTTCTCTTCAGAAGTTTCAGTCTCAGCAGCCATTTCTTCAGATGCTGGGTGAGCTTCTGCTTCTAGACTACCTTCGCCTTCTTCATCTGGACGTTTGATACCTGTGATTAAACCTGCTCCATCAACGGTAACAACAATACCGGATTCTAATTCATGTTCTCCAGAAGGTGCAACTACATGCTCACCGGCTTCGGTGATTACATGCAATTCATCTCCTACTTCGAACTCTGAATCTTTCATATTAGTAACCTCGGT